ACCGTACCCGCACTCAGGAACTGAACCATGTCCTTGCTGAAAACGAAGATCTGCGCCGCAACGTTGGCGGTGGCGATCAGCGGTTGCTCATCCGTGCAACCTGCAGACCCGCAATGCCCAACGCCGCCCGCGCCGCCCGCGTGGCTGATGCAGGCACCGCCGAACTCGCAACAAACGCTCGACCGGATTATTTCACTCTCCGAGATCAGCTCGCCCTAAGCCGGCAAATGATTCTCGGCCTACAGGACTACACCCGGCAGGTGTGTCAACGCATGCCCGCCAATCCCTGAACAACATTCATCAACCTCCCTACAGACGGATCATCCAATGACTGACGTAAACCGCGACATCACCATGGAAATCGGCGACCGCGAATTCACTTTCCACCTGACGCCCCAGGACGTGACCAAGTATTTCAACGCCACCACCCAGAGCAACAAGGTAGCTCCGGCCAACAACCTGTTGGTTAGTACCGTTAAGCAGGAAGAGCGCGCCTCGCTCAAGCCTCTGCTGGCCAACCCGGTGACCGTGATGGAGCTGGCCGGTGCGCTGCTTGAGGAGTACTCGCCGGACATCGAAATCATCGTAAAAAAGTCCTCAGCCACGCTGACGGCTTAGCCGACGACGGGCTGGGCCAGCTTTTGGCCCTGACCCAACGCTGGCTGCCTGGTGCTGAACCCACCATCGAGAACATGGGCATGGCCAAGTGGCTGGATGACGAACACTGGAAACGCATGAGCTTTGCCGTCGCTGACGGCATTTCCCATGCCTTCAACGGATAACAACCCATGGCTGACCGTAGCGCCCGACTGGCTTTCATCCTGAGTCTGACCGATAAGGTCAGCGCGCCCCTGGGCAAGGTGAAAACCAGCTTTTCCGACCTGGCCACCCAAGGTCAGCAGAACATCATGAAGATGGGCGCAGGCCTGGCCGGGATGGTGGGCGCAGGCGTGGCCATTTCCGAATCGCTGGAACCGGCGCTGGAGATGAACCGCGCCCTGGGCGAAGTCCGCTCGCTGGGCGTGGCTGAAGATGCATTGAATGCCCTGAACAAAAAGTCTCTGGAGTTCTCCGTGAACTACGGCGAGAACGCCCGCGACTTTGTGGCCTCGGCCTACAGCATCTCGGGCGCGATCAAGGGGTTGTCCGGTGATCAACTGGCCACCTTCACCAACACCAGCAACCTGCTGGCCAAGGCCACCAAATCCGACGCTGAGACCATGGGGGCCTATGTGGGCACCATGTACAACCTGTTCAAAACCTCGGCCGATGCCATGGGCAAAAGCCAGTGGGTTGAGAAACTAGGTGGCCAGACGGCACTGGCGGCGCAGTTGTTCCGCACGGACGGCGCGCAACTCAAGGATGCGTTCAAGGAAGTGGGCCAGCTCGCCACCACGGCCGGCGTCGATATCGCCGAGCAGTTCGCGGTGATCGGCACGCTGAGCAGCACTATGGAAGGCGGCGACGCCGGAGGACTGTACAAGTCGTTTTTCGAGAACATCGGCGCGGCGTCTGAAAAGCTCAAGTTGAAATTCACCGAGCAGAATGGCCAGTTGATGCCGATGGCGGACATTCTGGCCAAGCTCGAAGGTAAGTTCGGCGACCTGACCAGCGCCGCTGCCGGCACCAAGTTGACCGAGGCTTTCGGCGGCGAAGGGGCGCGGGTGATCAATGCCCTGGCCAAGGACACCGATCGGTTCAAAAACGGCCTCGACCAGTTGGGCAAAGTCCGTGGTTTGGAGAGCGCCGAGAAGATGGCCAAAGCCATGGTCGACCCGTGGCAACAGTTCGGCGCGGCCGTCGAAGCGCTGCGCATTGCCTTCGGCCAGGCGCTGATCCCGATGTTGACCCCGCTGATGGACAAGCTGGTGGGCATCGCCCGGACGCTGACCCGTTGGACCCAGTTGTTCCCGAACATCACCCGGGTCATTGGCATCACCGTACTGGTGGTCTTTGGCCTGATCGCCGCCGTGGCCACGATGACCCTCGTCGTAGGCATGAGCAAGATGGTTTGGTTATCACTGGTCACCGTCTGGAAACTCCTGAACTGGACGGGCTTTCGCAGCATCGCCATGTTCCTGCTGCAGACGGTATTGGTCGCCGCCTTCGTCGTGGGCTTGGCGTTGCTCTACACCTGGATGGGTTTGGTCAGGGTCGGCATGTTGCTGTGGCAGGGCGCGATCTGGCTGGTCAACGCCGCCATGCTGGCCAACCCGGTGCTGCTGATCATCGTCGGAATCGTGGCCCTGGTCGCGATCGTGGTCGCCGCCGTCGTCTATTGGGACCAATGGACCAGCGCCCTGATGAACACCGCCGCGTTTCAGTGGATCGCGGGCAAGCTGCAGGCGCTGTCGGACTGGTTCGGCTCGATCGGCGGCTGGACCGGCATGGTCCGCGCAGTCTGGGACGGCATCGTCTCGATCTTCAAGAACGCGATCAACGGCCTGATCGTGATGCTGAACAAGATCCCCGGTGTGCAGATCGATGCGGCCTTCGGCGACATGCCCAAGGCGCCCACGATCCCAGGCGGTTCCACGTCCCTTGTCACCGTCCCACCGCTCAGCGAGCAAGCCGAACAGACCCGTCAACGCATGAACGGCGGCATGTCGGGCGGTCTGTCGCCGATGGGGCCCACGGCCGTGCCCCAGGGTGGATTGCTGCGCAGCATCCAGAACAACAACAGCCAGACCCAAAACAAAGGCACCCAAGTGGGGACGATCAACATCAACACGGCCAAGCAGATGACCCCGCTGGAAATGGAAAACATGGTGAGCATGGCGGTGGGCGGATGAGCGAATACATCGACCTGCTGATTGCCGACAACGACCTGGTGCTCGATCCGTCGCGTCAGCCGGTGTTGATCGATGACCGTTCGAGTATCGCCCAGGACATCGCTCACATGATCCGCGACAGCGGTCTGCTGGTGACCCTGGTCGCCGAGCGCAACAGCCTGAAACAGCGTGACTGCATCCAGCAGCTGGAGCTGCTGGTGGAGGCGGACGAACGCCTGGTACCGGGAACGGCGCTGATTACCCGGCTCGAACCCGGGCAGTACCTGGTGACGGCCACAACCCTGAAATTCGGCACGATCGAGGTAACGCTGTGAGCGACGTAGATTTCAAACAGGCATTGACTGACGCCGGTATTCCGACCACCGAGGCCGGACTGCGTGCAGCCTGGGAAGCGGAAGTCGTAGCCCAAGGCAGCAAGCTCAGCAACACCAGCACCTGGTCGCCGTTCTGGCGTGTGGTCACCGCGCTGGTGACCAAACCGGTGATGTGGATCCTCGACTTCTTCATTGCCACGGTGCTTCCGAACTTCTTCGTCAAAACCGCCGTGGATGCCTGGCTCGACATGCTGGCCTGGGGCGTGAACGTCGAGCGTAAGGGCGCGACCAAGGCTCAAGGCTTTCTGCTGTTTACCCGTGTCGCTCCCGGCGGCGCCCTCGAGGTCGCGGCGGGGACAGTAGTGCAGTCGGCCGCTATCAATGGCCATATTTATCAGCTGGTGACGACGGCAGTTGGCACTTTCACCGATGGCGTTATGCAGGCCTTGATTCCGGTCGAAGCGGTGGACGTGGGCAGCGGCTTTAACCTGGCGCCCGGGTATTACGCCGTGTTGCCGGTGCCCATCCCGGGCATTGCCCAGGTGGTCAATGCCGACGGTTGGTTGTCCACCCCCGGCGCTGACAAGGAACCCAACGAAGAGCTGCGTCTGCGTGTGCGAAATCAGTTCTCGGCGGTCAACCAATGGCACACCGACGCGGTGTATCGGGCGATGATTTCCGCCTTCCCGGGCGTGCGTCCGGACGGCGTGTATTTCGAGCACGGCGCCCCGCGTGGCCCCGGCAGTGCCAATGCCTTTGTGCTGTTCGATGCGGACGTGCCGGCGGCGACGTACCTGGCGCAGATCAACGCGCACATTCGCGACTTGGGCAACCATGGCCACGGCGACGACCTGCTGGTGATGGTGATGCCCGAAACCCTGCACGCGCTGAGTGTGACACTTTGGCCGCGCTCGACCTTGACCGAAGTTCAGCGTCAAACCTTGCTGGACGAAACCACGCTGTTCATCCGAGCGGCCTTTCGCGAGAGCACCACCAGCGATTACCAGCCGACGCTGACTTATCCACAGTCGCGGTTCTCATTCAGTCGCCTGGGCGAAGAGCTGCACCTGCAGTTTCCTGGCATCGAATCGCTGAGTTTCGACAACGCCGACATCCTTTCGGAACTCAACATCCCCCGGATCCAGAGCCTGGAGGTGCTGATCAATGATTAAGCTCGATCTGAAGTTCTGGCTGGCCGGTACCGAGCTGACCAAGCTCAAGGACGCGGCCCAGAACTGGTGGGAAAAAGTCGAGGGGTGGTTGCGCTGGCCACTGCTGCAGCTCGACGCCGATACCTGCCACCTGGTCATGCTCGACTTGCTGGCCTGGCAGCGCGACATCACTCGCTTTAAGGGCGAGCCGGAGGCCCTTTACCGCCTGCGCGTGAAGTTCGCCTTCATCAACGCAGTGGACGCCGGCAGCACTGCCGGCATGAAACGCATCCTGCAGCGACTGGGGGTCGGTTACGTCGAGATCGAGGAACGAATGCCCGGTCGGGATTGGGACGTGGTGCTGCTGCGTTTCTCTGATTCCCAGCTGTCGAAGAACCCCGAGCTGCTGCGTGTACTGATCCAACAATACGGTCGCACCTGCCGCCGCTATGACTTCGTGACCCTTACCCCAGTGACCTTGCGTGTCGCCGTGGTCGACTTCAACGACGACCAGCAAACGCTGGTTGCCAGCCTGTAGGAGCCCCCCAATGGGAGCCAACATTACCCTTGCGGGTGAAAACCTGATCGCGCAAAAACAAGCCGCCAACCAGGGGCTTGATGTGGCGCGGTTCATTTTTGCCAACGTGCCCGGACTTGATCCCAGCGGACCGGTCGATCGCGCCGCGCCGAAGCCAGCAGCAGGCCAGATTGTCCACGTCTACAACATCCCCGACGGCAACGCGGGCTACGTGAACCCCAACCAGGTCGTGTACAGCTCGCAGATCGGCTCCGACGTTGGCGACTGGGACTTCAACTGGATCGGGCTGGAAACAGCCGAAGGCGTGTTGTTTGCGGTGGCCTACGTGCCGCTGCAGATCAAACGCCGCAATATCCCGCCGCTGCAGATCGGCAACAACCTCACGCGCAACTTCCTGGTGGCGTTTGACGGGGCTCAGCTGCTGACCGGCATCACCATTGATGCCAGCACCTGGCAACACGACTTTACCGTGCGCCTGGCCGGGATCGATGAGCGTGAGCGCCTGAGTAACCGCGACATTTTTGGCCGTGCCTGTTTCTTCGGCGCTTCGCTGCAGCTGGTGAAAGTTGGGAGTACGTATCAGCTCAAGCCCGGAAGCGCTTACATCGAAGGTATTCGTCTGGTGCGCTCTGCTGCACTCGAAGTAGTGCCGCCGGCGTTCCCCGCCACAGCGTGGCTGGATGTGGCCCTGCAGCGCGAGCTGAGTGATGTGGTGGCCAGCTGGAATGTGGTGTTTGCCGCCGATCGCCCGGACTACACCGACAGCGCCGGTGTGCGCCACTACTGCGTGGCCATCGCTGATCTACCGAATGCCGCCACCATTACTGATCGTCGCAGCGTCGAGCTGATCGATGGTCCGTTGGTGACGCACTTCGCGGCCCGTACCGGCGATTACGAACACCTGCGCGCTCGGGCCACCACCAAGGAAGACGTGGACCTGGGCAACCTCCCCAACGCCAAAAGCGACAGCCTGGTGCTCGCCGACAGTGAAAGCCTGGCGACGTCCAAGGCGGTGGCGGATCTGTGGAAAACGATCTGCGTGCAGATCTCTAGCGTGGCGGCGGATAAGGCGCTGACAGCTGCCAATCGGGGATTGGTCGTGGTCGACGCCGCCGCCGGCAACCGCACCGTGACGCTGCCCCCGGCGAACGCGGCATTGGGGGTAATCGACTTCATCATTCGGCGTGCCGACAACAGCGTCAACCTCCTGGTGGTGCAGGCCAGCGGCGCGGACAAGATCAAGTTCCACACCCATTTGCGCGCCGCCGGTTACAGCTTCCTGACTCTGATGGGCTCGGGCGACTGGTGGCATTTGCGCAGTGACGGCGCCGGCAACTGGTGGCCGGTGGGACGGTTCGACACCACGCCACTGGGCCGGCCGGTGTTTGAAACCACCACCGTGTTCCAGCCAGGTGGCTATGGCGGTTTGAGCAGTGCCGTGTTCAACCGGGCTGACTGGCCGTGGTTATGGGATCACGCACAGCAGTCCTCAATGCTGACCACCGAAGCGGCTCGCGTTGGGATGGAAGGCGGGTGGACCAGTGGCGATGGGGTGTTGACGTTCCGGGGGCCGGAGGGTCGAGGCGAGTTCTTGCGAGTT